CCTTGAAAAACAACCCAAACTCCCGCCGCCACATCATCTCTGCCTGGAATGTCGCCGATGTCGATAATATGGCTCTGCCGCCATGCCACTGCCTGTTCCAGTTTTATGTGGCTGACGGGAAACTCTCTTGCCAGCTCTATCAGCGTTCGGCTGATATTTTTCTCGGAGTGCCGTTCAATATCGCCTCCTATTCTATGCTAACCCATATACTGGCACACCACAGCGGCCTCAAAGCGCGCGAGTTTATTCATTTCATAGGGGACGCACATATATACGATGAGCACCGTGGAGGGCTTGCCAAACAGGTAGGGCGGGTGCCCCGTCCTTTTCCGCGGATCAGGGTGGGGCGCAGGCACGCAGAGATAGGCGACTACAGCCTTGCAGATGTACGCGTGTCCGGATACCGGCCGCACCCGAAGATCCCCATGCCGATGGCCGCCTAGAGTTGCGTTTCGAGGTTTAGGAAAAAAAGGGTGTCTTATGCATAAAATGAGTGACCGAAGAGAAAATGCACGATTCAGGGGCAGTCATCGTGTCCCCTCTCAGCAGAGCGTTGCCCTCCCTCCTGTCGACGCTGCGGGCACACCTCTGCAGCAACTGTGGCAGATTGCTAACTTCCACGAGAAACGGCTCAATCGCGTGGAGAGGGCCCACATTGCTACCTCCGCTGATGTGGCGCGGACGTTGCAGTCGGTGACTGCCGGAGAGGGCGCAGGGCGCTCAGGGAGTGTGATGGCCGAACTAAGGAGTCTGGCCGAGCGCGTGGCTGCCTTGGAGACCAAAGGTAAGGGGAGGACCAAGAGCAAGAAGAATACTGTATCACTAGAGGTGTCGGAGGGCTAAGGCTCTCAGAATAGGAGAAAATTGATTATAAAGAGGCATTGCCCCTTATAATCAGATCATGAAAGTTCAGCTGTCGGACAAGAACAAGGTTAAGAGTCTGGCCGCCGTGTTTCGGCATGTGCACAATCTCTCCGACGTCATCAATCTCCAGTTCAGGGACGATGGACTCTACATGCAGGGTATGGATAGTAGTCATGCCTGTCTCTTCGAGCTGTCTCTTGCAGCCGACTGGTTTGACCACTATGTTTTGCCCACGCCATGCGTCCTCGGTGTTTACTCGATTATCCTCTCGAAGGTCATCAGCTGTCTGCTGGAAGGACAGACCATCACACTATCGATGGATGCGGATGGGGACCGCCTGGGGGTGGAGCTCGCGGGTGAAGGGACTGTCACAAAGGTCTGGGAGCTTCCCCTAGTTGACCTTGACTCGGAGCAGTTGCAAGTCCCGGAGTCAGAGTACTCGGCTGATATTAGCTGTCGGTCCCAGATGTTCGCGAAGCTCGTGTCTGAGATGGCGATATTCAGTGACAGCCTAAGGTTCGACATATCCGAGGAAACGATTGCCCTTGTCGCAAGCGGCGACCAAGGGAAGATGAGGGCGGAGATCAAGGAGGAAGATATAAACGAGTTCTGCCTCGAGGAGGGTGTGACCCTTGCTCTGACGCTGGGGATATCCTACGTAGCGGGTATCTGCGCATTCTCTAAGCTGGCCGACGATGTCTATATTCAGTGCTCACCCGAGGCACCTGTCAAGTTCCAGTACTCCCTAGACGAGCAGGCGCCGGGCGAGAGCGAGTGCTTCATGCGATTCTTCGTGGCGCCCAAGATCGATGACTGAGGGCACGCTTAGACTGCCATAATCCTTTCTTGGATACTAATAGCATGAAGTTTCTTACGGCCATTTTCATTTTCTGTGTAGTGCTGTTCCTTTACCTGCACATCTACTACCATCTTAAAGTTAGCAATGATTTAGAGATATACACCATCGAGAGGCCGTCCAAGGATAAACTCGAGGAGATCTGCGATCTGCGACAGCCTGTGGCATTTGAGTTTCATTCCGACCTTGTCACTAGCCGCTGTTCTATCAAGGCGCTCGAAGAAGAGTATGGCGCCTTTGACGTCAAGATACGCGACGCTGAGGACCACGGGAACAAAGACGGTCTCTACGTTCCGTTGCTGCTAAAGGAGGCATTCCATCTGTTCAGGACCGACCCCACCCATCGCTTCATGACGGAGAATAACTCAGACTTCCTGGCTGAAACTGGACTTACCAAGACACTCCGGCATGAGGACTGCTTCCTTCGCCCGCCCATGGTCTCGCGATGCATGTATGACCTATTTTCGGGCTCTGCTGGCTGCAGCACACCTCTACGCTACTCCCTGTGCTACCGAAACTTCCTGTACCTGACAGGAGGATCCGCTCGTGTGAAGCTCATACCCCCTCGATCCAGCCGTTACCTCTATACCGTCAAGGACTACGATAACTTTGAGTATCGCTCGCCTGTGAATCCGTGGGTCGTCCAGCCTCAGTACCGAGGGGATATGGACAAGGTGAAGAGTTTGGATCTTGAGCTTTCCGCCGGAACTGTCGTGTATATCCCCGCCTACTGGTGGTATAGTATATCCTACGACAAGGTGTCTACCATCGTCAACTTCCAGTATCGCACATATATGAACACGCTGGCGATCCTCCCTGAGCTCTTCCTCTGCTTCCTGCAAAAGCAGAATGTGAAGATAGAGTCGGTAGAGAAGGTGCCCGCACGGGAGGCGGAGCCTGCGGCGGGCAAGGCCAATGGGCAGGGCGAATCTTCGGCTCCAACCAACGGCCAGGGGCCGCAACGCACAACGGCACCAGTCCGGTCCGCCATTCCTATCCCGCCACCTAGCGCCGCCGGCGGCGATCCCGCCGGCGTCGGCGACGGCGGGTTCGGAGACGCCGTTTCTGCCGCCGCCCCGTTCGAGGTTTCCGCGGCCTCCTCCTCTTAGTGCGCGCCCGCCGCAGCACCTCGACGTCGAATGCTGTGAAACAAACCGCAGCCAGTACGGTCCCAGTGTCACTCTTCACGCGAATGCTATCGTAGACCAACGCGGCGCCAGGTGTGACATGGAACCCTTCGCTTGTTTTCCATGTCTTTCCCAGCAGGTCGTCGCGGGCAGGTAGGGTGCCGTATCCGCGACGGCTGAGCATACCCTTTGTTGCGCGTGTGAGCGTCGTGATGGCCTCTCTTCGTGTCGCCCTGCCTGAGTATTCCGTGGCGAAGCCACCGAGATGACGCCCTTTGTAGCTGACATTGGTCAGCATCACGGCCGCTGCAATCGTGTCGCCCCGCTTGCCGTCGGCGCGCGCTATGATGGACTCGAGCACCTGCCCCCAGACTAGTTTCCGAACGCCTTTCGTCCTCGATATTTGCCGCGCCTTCGTGGGTATTACGCTCGAGTATGTCATAATGTTGGCGTTCCCAATCCCGGCATCCCTCAAGGCCTTATCATAGGAGCCAGTCTCGAAAGGGTCCTCTTCGGCAAGGGCTAGGCGCTCAGCTTTTCCCAGCAACGTGGGGTGAGTTGGCCACTCCCCCCTGCCAGATGTTAGGAAGAACTCTGTGGGGACTCTGTTTCCTATCGTCAAGCTCGGCATCTTACATTATAGGCAGATTTTTTGTTCGTGCCGCCTAAACTGCTGTTGCCAAATTGATTTCTCTATGACGGCTGTGGATTAGGGAGAGAATGTTCAAGTTTGCGGCTGACGATCGCTATTATGCAGCATGGCACGTGGAAGGCGGCGCTCCCACTCCTCCGCTAGATCCTGTTAGGTCCAAGCTTATGAATGGCGACACGTTTGACATCGACGACGGCGTCGCTATCATACGAAGCTCCCCGGCGCGTGAGGCCAGCAGGCACCTGGGTGTTCTGGCAGTGAGTTCTGTGGCGACCTACGGTATCCACAGAGGAAAACATCTGTTTCGCTGCGTTCCCGATGACAAGAAGTTACCCTGTTTCCTAGTCCCGTACAGGCCGCGTCACAAGTTCGTTAAGCATAGGGCGAATAGGTTTATCTCATTCCGTTTTAAGAATTGGTCTGGAAAGCATCCCCAGGGTGAGATTGTCCAGGTTATCGGCGACGTTACTGATCCAACCGCCTTCACAGACTACCAACTTATGCGCCGTGGGCTGTGGAACGCGGCCGATAGACGCAAGTTTGCGGCAGCCGCTCTCCGCGGGACAGGAGGGCGCGGAGACTACAACGTGGTCCGCAGCATGAAAGGGGACACGGTAGATCGTTGCGACACGGCGGTCGTCACACTTGACCCAGACGGTAGCAAAGACTTCGACGATGCCTTCGGCCTAACTTTTGACACCGACAGCCGACTCGTACTCAGCGTCTATATTGCCAATGTGCCTGCTTGGCTCGGTGCGCTTGGCCTTTGGGGGTATGTAGGTAATACGGCCGCCACTGTGTACCTGCCCTCGCGGAGATTGTCCATGCTCCCGGCGATACTCTCAGATGACCTATGCAGCCTACGAGCAGGGCACGTGAGGCCAGCGATGGGACTCGATATAGAGTTGTGCCCGCAAGACTCTCGGATACTCAGGGCCACGCTAGTGTCAGCGCGCATCAAGGTCGCACGCAATCTTGTCTATGACAGCAGACAGGCGCGGCGTGACGGTACGGCAAGTAGGGTCCTCGGGATCGTACGGCGTATGAACGAACACCAGCCCTACCTCGACGGTGTCTTAGACGGGCACGATATGGTTGCTTACCTCATGCTGTTCGTAAATCACTATTGTGCTGTCCGACTTTCCCACCACAAGTGCGGTATATTTCGCACTCTCACTAGCCCGGCTCAGCGGGAGGCCCCTGCCGAGCTGCGCACCTTCTTGCGAGGATGGGAAAGTGGTGGGGCCAAATATGTAGCGTATGGTGACGGAAGTAGACGTCACGATATGCTTGGACTGGACGAGTATTGCCACATAACCTCCCCCATACGCCGGTTGGCCGACTTGGCGAACATGGCGAGTCTTCTGGAGCTCGAAGGTTTCATAGAGATACCGGCGGAGGGCCGCGCTATGCTTCAGGGACTCGACTTAGCCCATGTCAATGCTGGCATGCGTGCTACTAGGAGGGTCCAGGGTGACTGCACCCTGCTTTGGACCTTTCAAAATGGCCAACGGTCGGACCCTCACGAGTGCACCATCGTCGCCGTGGGAGACCATAAGCTCGAGGGAAAGGCTGCCTATACTGTCTATATTCCCGGCGTTCCTACAGTCGGTCGGGTCGTCGCGGACACCGGCACGCCAGTGTTTGCCAAGAAACACGTCCGTATATATGTGTTCACGGACGAGTCAAGCTTGAGAAGGAAGGTCCGACTCAGCTTTGTTAAAGATCATAGAGGAGCTCCAGCTGGAAAGACATAGAGTAGTCCATATTGTTCATATCCACTATCCTGCCAAATTCGTCGTAGATTCTTATCTGCAGGCGGGAGAGGTTCACAGGGCCGAAGTATGTCCGCTTTTCTGTTAGACAGCATCTGTCTTTGGTGGTCTGGAATATGCACTCGCCGTAGGGGACTTTCGAGATAATGTTGCTGTCGGCGAGACCGTCCTCGGTAAAGGGGGATATGATGGTTGAGCCGTGACTGTTATTGTAGTCATTGACGGATATTAGGAAGTAGCGTGTGCCGTAGCTGTCAAAGGTGCCTTCGGGATTGTAACCAACCTCGTGCTCCGCGGTTGCGGTTTGCTGGTAGTCCTTCGCATACGTGTAGTGCTCCTTGCGATAGCCGAGCATCCATCCCATTGTCACCTGTTCCTTCACGGATCCCCTCTGCCCAGCTAGGTACCCCGTCTTGCATTTCCCTCCAGAGAAGCGCGATAGTGCGCCATCGGGGTCGTTGCCGAAGGAGAAGTCCAGTTCGAACTCGATACCAGGGTCGGCAAGAAATATAAATTTTCCTGTGTTCGGGTTGTACTTCGTGAATATCCCAACCAATGGCCCCGCCGCGAAGGCTGCATTGATGTACTCTACCAAAGAGGTAGCGTCGTAGTAGCCGTTTGGAACCTGGACCTTTGTCCAGACATCTCCTCTCTTTATCGTGAAGGAATTGGAGCCGAGGTTGGAGGAGAAGGGATAGATCGTGTTCGGAAATTCGATGCTTTCAAGTTTCAGTGAAACGACATTCTTCAAGGGGCTTGGGAGAGAGAATATGAAGTCAGTCGACAAAGTTTTGGCATAATTGTTTCTAAACCTCGTGTTAAGGTTCAGGATCTTTCTCACTAGGGTCCTTTGCAGGGGGTTGACCAGTCCCTCCTTTACCTGTGTCTCATGGACGTTGATAGGCCTCTTCTCCTGATGTTGTGTCACCATGTGGTTGCTTTGCTGGAACACTCCCGTGTCGCGCATTCTGGGGAGGAGACCGACCCTCGCCGTATTGAACTCGTCTAGTATATCCGGAGGTACCTCCAGACCATAGGCATTTGCTATCCTTACGCATGCCCTTACAAAGAAGTTTCCGAGCGCGTTCTTGTACTCAGGCTCCGCCCCTTGTGCTACCCTTATGGTCTCGAGTTTCTCCATGGTCGCTTTTTTCAATTCGTCGATCCTATACATGTTTTTCACCGGGAGCAGAAGAGCGTTGACTAGTTCATCAAGGTTGTAGTTACCCGCATCCAGGTCCATTGTAATAATCGTCTATTTAATTTTTAAGTAGTGCAGCAGTCTCTAAAATCTACCTCATCCGTCTACTACCTCCAGGGCGGTCGCACCCGTGACTGACGCACCGCTGCTGCCTATGAGCCTGACCTCGCGTGCGATGCCTGCGCTGTTTTGGTCCACCGTCACGTTGCCCACGGTCACACCACTGAGCGCGACGGCGGTCGAGCCTGCTATTGTTATCCCCGTCGCGTCAGCTCCTTGCGTGACACGGTCGGATTCTGGTATATGTGGCGACTGGCCCACCGCAGCCCCCTTACTATGGAGCCCGGCGACCGTGATGTTTTCCCCTGTGATCTGGCGTCCCCCAGAGAGGAACAGTCCTATATTGCCCTTCATTGCATGCCCCATAGCATCACCTGCTGGCACGAGGTAGTACTCTGTTCCTGAGAAGGCAATGGTGCCTCCGGCTACGGTGGCCACCGTGCCTTGCTCTGCCCATGTGACCAGGTCCTGATGGATGTTTGTCGTTCCCAGCTTTGGTTCGTTGTACTTCGCCAGGATTAGCTGTGCGTCTGAAAGGGCATCACCTTCGTATTTGCCGCCGTCGCCGCGAGTTTTTTCTACGTGGAACACGTCACCGGCAGGTCCTACCTGTCTACTTCCCCCGTAGGCGCCCCCAAGGCTTGGCACAGCGCTTACCGCGATTATCTCCCTGGGGTGTGAGGCCAGCTCCTTGATAAGGATGTCTTGCAGATGTATGCGCTCATTGCCAAGTGCATCTTGTGGTCGCTCTTGAAGGAACTCGTTGACGGCAATGCCTCTCACGTTGAGGAGGATCCCGTAGACGTTACCGTCCAATAGCCCCGTCGGGTTGCTGAAAAGGCCGTGTCCTGGATTGTCCAGGGTGGCCTGTAGCTCGTCAGCCACCTGGTAGACGGTTTTCCCTCCTGTGGCAAGATCCAGAGTGGCGTCGCTTTGCCGGTCGGCGAGGGTGGCGAGGTGGCGCCGGGCAAACCGGCCCTGCGAGAAGGCCGCCAGAACCGGGACGTTGCTCCCTATATTCTGCACCGTCACATACGCTATGACCGTGTCGGTCGCGCCGTTGAGCGCTATCCCCGCGACCTCTTGGGCCGTCAGCGAGAGATTATATAGTATGGTCCCGGCCATGGCGTTGCCATGTACCCCATGGTGTGACGAGCGACCTAAGTAACCATTCATCACCAAAGTCCGCGTTGGCGCCTTGTAGCTACTTGCCGTCGAGAAGTTTCCTGGACCTTGCCCCGTTATGAAGGGCGCGCTACCAAGCTCTATGTTGGAGTAGAATCGCTGGTGGAGCCTGTGGGGTGCGGACTGTTGTATGGTGAATCCGTTGAGATCGAGGACGATGTCTTTACCCTCTATTGTAATGGCAGCAAAGAACCCTAGGTGATAGGCACCGCTAGGTTGCGCCCCGTGCGCCACAGGGTAAAGTCCGCTTGCAATCTGGTACGCCGTAGGCTGGAAGTCATTGCTAGGGTTAGGTGAAAACACGATATTCTCCTTAAGGACGTAGACACCCGGGCGTGTTAGTCGGACGGTGCCAGCGTCAAAGTGCCCTTGCCTCAGGTGAACTAACGAATAGGGTGTGGTTCCCTCATAGGAGTAGTCGACGTAGCTCTGCAGGTACGGATACGTGGTGAAGTAGTCCGTCACCAGCCTTTGGTCTGCAGAGAGGTTGTTAAGCAACGCTGCTGGGAAGACAGGGCGGTTCCAAAGGTCGGATTCCTTATCGGTAGGTGGATTTTGCGCCCGTGGTGCAGGTTTTCTCCGGGGAGCTGCCCGCGACCACACGCCTCCTGCTCTAAGGCACTTGCCGTTCATTCTATACAAGTAGCATAGAATAAAAGGGTGTGTTATTAGCCTAGCCCCTCATTTAAGCTTCGTCGCGCCTCCTGCGACGCGGGGGCGCCCGGCGGCCGTCCTCACGGACCAGCGTCCATGTTTCTCCCTCGCGCGGCCCACCCCCGTGGACCCTGACACGTCCACCCGAGTTGTAGTTCCGTCGGGGCCGCTCGCGGTAGCTCTGTGGGTCGGCACCTTCCTCTTCGCCCCTCCCACGTGTCT